ATTTATAACTTAGCATCACCTGTGATTTCTCTCTTTGTTCCATTTATTATTTTAATCATTCCTTTTTTCATTATAAAAATGAAAGGGCTTACTATTACTATTGGGGAGTATGTTGAAGTGTTGAAGATAATTGCCGCCAACCATGCAGTAGGAAGACTTTTTACTGAATTTAATAATGTTGAGTTAAGTGAAAAATTTTATCTTGTGGTTTCTGCAGCATTTTATATTTTTTCTATTTACCAAAACATACTAACGTGTTATCGATTTCATAATAACATGAAAAAAATCCATTCTCATCTTATAAAAGTGAGAGAATACATTGAATACAGTGAAGTCAAAATGTACAATATTTTACTATACACAGAAAATTTAAAAACGTATTCCACATTCAACGAAAAAATAAAACAACAACTCAGCGAATTAAGTAAATTAAAAGAGCTGCTCAATTCCATATCAGAATATAAACTTTCTATGAAAAAAGTAGGAGAACTTGGAAGCGTATTAAAATCATTTTATACCTTGTACGATAACAAGATGTACTATGAATCATTGATGTTTTCTTTTGGACTTCACGGTTATCTTGATAATATAGAAGGTTTTATTGAAAATATAAATATCAAAAAGATAAACGCAGCCAAGTTTAATAATAAAAAATCAAGTGGAAAAATGAAGAAATTGTATTATCCGGCATTAATGAATACTCAACACGTGAAAAATACTGTAAAGTTCAAGAAAAACATTATTATAACCGGTCCAAATGCATCTGGAAAAACTACTATTTTGAAATCAGTATTAATAAGTACCATCATCACTCAACAAATGGGATGTGGATTTTATGAAAGCGCGACAGTATGCCCTTTCAAATATATTCATTGTTACTTGAATATTCCAGATACTTCTGGTCGTGATAGTTTGTTTCAAGCAGAAGCTCGCAGATGCAAAGATATTTTAGATATTATCAAACAACACCCCAGAGAAAAACATTTTTGTGTATTTGACGAGTTATATTCCGGAACGAATCCAGATGAAGCAGTGTTAAGTGCTTTAGCATTTATGAAATATTTAGTTAAAAATGACGATGTTTTTTGTATTTTAACTACACATTTCATAGAGGTATGTAAACATTTAGATAAAAATACAAAAATATCAAATTTTCATATGCACACTGAAAACGTATTTGATGAAGACGGAAGTAATGACATAACTAATTTTAAATATAAATATTTGTTGAAGAAGGGAATTTCAAATGTTAGAGGTGGAATTAAAGTTTTATGTGATATGAATTATCCAAGGGAAATTATAGAAGAATCAAAAAAATTATAACACTATATTATATATTTATAAATGGCAGAAGAAAATACAACTGAGAAAAAAAATAGTACAAATGAAAAAAAGGATGATAAAAGTGAAAAAAAAATTACAAAAGATATGTTGGATGTTTTCAAAAATAGAGATTTAATTATTTTTTCAAATTACTTGTACTACTTATCATATTTTTTGTATTTTGTTGCAATGATATTACTGACCGTTACATATTGGAATAGTCGTTTGGGACAAAACGCTAAGTTTCAAACATATATCCAAGTATTAATGGCGGGTACAATTATAATGACTGTTTATTCAGTATATTTACAACAAGTTACTTTTAGGGAAACTGCAAATTTTAACCAGTTGAATAATTTTGATAATAATTTTCAAGAACTACTTGATGATACTTTGAAATTTTTCATAGACAACCCCGATATGAACTATTATTACGAAGAACTATTCTATAATACAAGTGAATACAAAGAAGAAGACCGTAATAAAAATTTAGAAACTCAATATACTTTTATCATTTTGTCTAGAGTAAGTAACATCATATATTCATATTACGTATATGGAAATAAATTTTCAGAAAAAAATGAGAGAATTGAGCAATCCGAAAAAACATTAAAAAATATATTAGATTCTTTTTTTAATTCAAAAATTTTCACTAATAACTGGGAAAGTTATAAAGGAGGGCTTGCAACAGATATTACAAAAGAGTACATTAAAGAAAATTTCAATAAGTAATATTCAAATTTTAATTCGTTTATTAAAAAATATAAATATATAAATATTTTCTAATAATGTCATCTTTAACTCCAATACTAAGCATTCCATTTTTATTGTCTTTAGGAATTAGTCTAATTTTAATTGGTTTCGTAGGAGTATTTTTTTACCAAAAAATAACTGAACAAAATCATAAAATAAGTAGTATGGTTGACTTAGTTTCTACAATGGCAGAAGAATTAAACTACATACGAAGTCGTGTGCAGAGTGGAGGTGCTGTAAATACTTTACCAAGTAATCCAGTCGCACAACAAGTACCTTTAATTAACTCTCAACCAGTACAAGATTTGATCAACGTATCAGACAATGAGGATGATTCTGAAGATGAAGATGAAGAAAGTGATGATGAATCTGACGCAGATGATGATGATGAATCCGATGACGATTCTGAATCTGATCAGGAGGAAGAAGAAAATGTAAGGGTGATTAATATTAGTGATTCTTTGTTACATTCTATCGAAGCAAGTGGAGAAGTTGAAGAAATTCCAAGTGAAAATAATGATAATGAAGATACGAATGATTCAGAAGATGACGATGATGATTTAGACGAAGATGATAAAAGTAGTGTTAGTAGTCAAGAAGATGTCAAAGTAGAAGTTGTTAAGTTGAATGAAGTTATGGAAGAACCTCAAGAGTTTGAGCCAGAGTCACTTTTAGACATAGATGCAACATTATTAAAGTCAATTCATATGACATTCCCAACCAGTGAGAATATTGACTATAAAAAGTTGTCATTGAATAAATTAAGGCAAATTGTTTCTGATAAAAATTTATCATCCGATTCATCAAAACTAAAGAAACCAGAGTTACTTAAATTATTGGGTGTAGAGTAATTATATAAAAAATAAATATAAATAATACAAATAATATTTTGTTATTATATATAAAAATATGTGGGGCACTTGTTACTCTGGTTCAAATAATATTCATTTTAATTATCCACCAATTATGGCTGATGGGAGAAACTATGCAAGTTGGCAACCAGAAGCAGTTGTCAATAAAAGAATTCAACAACAAGAAAACATTCAAACAAGCTGGCAGTACAGACAGTTTCTTATCAACAATGGAAGAGAAATTATGAAATATAATACAATGGAAGCTTGTTATGATATGGGACTACCATCACACATTCAAACTGGTAACACACCATCGTCAAATGTACCACATTTGTACAAGTCAAGTTACGACACAAACAATCCGGGATTTGGATATTGTTCTAGTAACTTGAAAAATCCTTATCTAACGAGAGAACAATTGCAAGGACGACTAATTTCTCCTTCCATTGACTTAAGTGAGATTGAAAAAATGCAGACAACAACTCAGTAACCAAGTAATTTATATAACATAAGTGAAAAGTATTATAAAAACATTGTTATAATACTTTTAGGAGATAATATTTCAATAGTATAGTATAAATGAAAATACTAAGTATAGACGTTGGAATAAAAAATTTAGCATTTTGTTTATTTTCCAAGTCGGTTGAACAAGAAGAACATTATTTCCATATTGAAAAATGGGACTCAATCAATTTGTCTCAGACAAGTGAAGCAAAATGTTTAGAAATAGAAAAAAATCAATCTTGTAATAAACCCGCTAAGTTCACGAAAAATGGTAAATGTTTTTGTTTAAAACATTCAAAAAAACAAGAATATCAAATTCCAACCTCAGAATTGAAAAGTGGATTTATTAACAAACAAAAAATACAAAGTTTATACGAAATGGCAGACAAATATAAAATTAAATACGAAAAACCGATAAAAAAAAATGAACTTGTTTCATTAATAAACGACTATATTTACAATACTTGTTTTGAACCAGTTGAAAACACGAATGCATTAAAAATTGATTTAGTAACAATTGGTAGAAACCTCCAATCCAAATTTGACACAATTCTTGATGAACATTTATCAACCATTGATAAAGTTATTATAGAAAACCAAATTAGTCCAATTGCCAACAGAATGAAAACAATTCAAGGTATGATTGCTCAATATTTTATAATGAAAAACAATAATATTTCTATTGAATTTGTTTCTTCAATTAATAAACTAAAAGACACTTCTACTGTCGGTGACTCTAAAAAAGAAGAAAAGGAAGACAAATTGAAGTATGGAGATAGAAAAAAAATAGGAATTAAAAAATGTTTAGAGATAATTACTAATGAACATAACTATAAGACTTGGGAAGATTTTTTTTCAAAACACACCAAAAAAGATGATTTAGCAGATTCATTTTTGCAAGGTATATGGTACATTAAAAACAAACTATAATAATTGTGAATAAAAATCAAAATAATATATTTATTATTCGTAAGACTTAAAATTATATGTTCTTATTTATTCATAGATAAATATGGACAACGACATTATTGAAATTTCCAGTATTAAACTAAATGATGGTCCAATGAAATCTACGAATTTTGGTGGAGGTATTGAACTATTGATGAATGAAAAAGTGAGAGACGGTGGTTCAAAACCAACCAGTGATATTCATATTGATGACTTAGACAACTTAGAAAATGAGTTAAATGATTTAGTTTTGGAAGAAGAAGCACCTTCTAGAAGTACATATGAAAGTAAGTCAAGTTTATTTGGTAAGTCTGTTAATTTTGATGCTCCTTCAAGTGACAAACCTTCTGGTGTAAGATTTGAGGAAACTTCTAATTTTGGTTCATCTGACCAACCAAGTATTGGTAAGTCTACTGCTCAACAAGGTTCTGAAGGTACAACTTGGGACGGTTATGCCAAATTCAATAATATTCCAATGAATCCAGACAAACCAGTTCCCAATGAACCTCAAATGAGCAAAGAAGAATTATTAAGAGAGAAGTTTAAATTTTTAAGAAAGTTGGAAGCGCTTGAGGCAAAAGGTGTAAACTTAACAAAAAAATATACTATGGAGTCACCTTTAGCTGAAATGCAAGGTGAATACGAAATGATTATGGAGGAGAAAACCAAGCAAAATTCGGTCAAATTTCAAGGGAATATGTTGATGGCGTGTATTAATGGTATTGAATTTTTGAATAATCGTTTTGACCCATTTGATATTAAGTTGGATGGTTGGAGTGAACAAATCAACGAAAACTTGACAGACTATGATGAGATTTTCGGTGAATTATATGAAAAATATAAATCCAAAGCATCAATGGCTCCAGAGTTGAAACTGCTGTTTCAATTAGGAGGTAGTGCAATGATGATTCACATGACGAATACAATGTTCAAATCAGCCATGCCGGGTATGGATGACATCTTACGTCAAAACCCAGATTTAATGCGCCAGTTCCAAACTGCAGCAGTAAATACGATGGGACAAAGTAATCCCGGATTTTCTGGTTTTGTAAATGGAATGATGAATACTAGTGATATGGGTGGACCACCACCACCGATGGCAACCCAAGGACCAAATATGGTTCCACCATCGGTTTCCAGAGGAGGTAACAATACATCCTATGTCAATCGCCCGGACTTGAGCATGGGAAGAAGTAGTTTCAATGATGGAATCAATATTCGGGAGACATTTAGTGGAGCGAATGATGTAGAAAGAAGCTCAAGAAGTTCACGACCGGAGATGAAAGGTCCAAGTGACATTTCGGATATCTTGTCCGGATTAAAAACAAAAACAATTAATATTCAAGAAACCGCACCTCCAGCACCTAGTATGCAACAATCACAACCACAAAATGATAGCAGTACTATATCCATTAGTGATTTGAAAGAGTTGCAGTCTGGGGGAAATATGCCTAAGAAAAGTAAAAGACGTCAGAAGTCAGACAAAAATACATTGAGTCTAGATATTTAGAAAAAATATTATAAATAAAGTAAATATAAAATATAATAAATACAAATCGTTTATATTTATTATAATGGA